TCCCGTAGGGGCCGGGTGCGTCGATGGCTGCCCCCGTGATTCGGAGGCGGCGGCGCTTGCCGCCCTCTGGATCGACCACGCCGAGGATGTTGTAGACCGCGTTGTTCGCGACATCCACGAGCCGTCCCTGCGCCTTGATGCCGGGATGGAACGGCGTCTCGAACGTCACGTCAGTCCGGACGGCGACGCCCATGTCATCGAGCACCTCGCGCTGGGTGGCGGTCACGTTGCCGGCGATGGTGACCACGTCGGACCACGTCATCGTGGCCTGTCCCGCGCCGTCGGTGGCGACGGTCGACTCCTGGTACTTGTAGCGGTTGCGCCAGAAGCCAGAGCCGGCCATCAGCTCACCCCGTTCGGGTTGTGCATGCGGCGGATCGTGTCCACGAACCACGTCGAAGGGCCGACGGTGTCATCGCCGCGGTACGCGTACAGGTTCGCGACGCGCTCGAGGAGCGCCGTCTTCATCATCGCCGTCCCGTTTACCGCGGGATCGACAGCGGTAGCCGTCTTGAACTCGTCCGCAGCCGACGCGATCATCGAAGTCAGCTTCGCATCGTCCCCGTCGTGCGGGATGTTGAGCCAATCCTTGGCCTCGGCCAGCGTCGGAACTGCGGTAGGCATTGGTGCTCCCATCCGAGGAGGGGGGGCCGAAGCCCCCCCCACTCGGTGCGATGGAGGAGAGATCAGACCGTCACGGTCGCGACCACGGCCCGCACGTCGACCGGCTTCGCGTCGGACCGCATGCGGCTCACGTAGCGCACGTAGCCCGAGGTCGCCTGGGTCAGGTCGTCCACGGTGAACGTGATGCTGGCGCGGTCGACGATGCGGTAGCCGCGCTTGAAGTCGCCGAACAGCACGTGGCGGGTGCCGGCCGAGGTGGTGCCGACGGCGGGTGCGAACTCGGACAGGAAGACCGGGCGGCCGAGCAGGAGCGCCACCGCGCCGTCGCGCAGGATGTTGGCGTTCTCGCCGTTGAGCATGTACTTGCCGCTGGCGGTGTTCCTGACGATGGCCGCCCACGTGCTCTGGTGCATGAGCCACGCCGAGGACGCCTGGTACGCCGGGTTCAGCGTGTAGGCCATCTGGATCAGGTCGTCGACGGTCGGAGCGCCGGCCGCCGAGTTGTTGCGGGCGGTGTAGCCGCTGCCGCTGTGGAACACGCCGCGGGGCTGGCTCGAGCCGGTGCCGGTGGCGTAGAAGCCCTCCCACAGGCGGCCGTGGCCGCGGCCGTGCTCCTGCACGACCTGCGTGGCGAGATCCCACACGGTGTCCTGGAGCGCCTCCTCCGACACGTCGGTGTACATGCCCGACTTGTAGGCCAGGAAGGACACCTTGTCGGTGTTGAAGTCGCTCGAGCCGTAGGCGGCGCCCTCGCCGACCAGAGCCGCGGTGATGCGGGTCGAGTTGCTGATCACCGTCACGTCCGTGTCGACGCCGCGCGTCTCGACGGTCGCGAGCTGGCGCATCACCGACTCCTGGTCGAGCGCCTTGATGAACTCGCCCGAGAGCTGCGGCATGGTCGCGTCGGCGCCCATTCCGACCTGGCCGCCGACGGCCAGCGTGATGGCGCGCTCGGCGCGGTAGCCGCCGCGGAACCACTCGCGGACCGTCTTCTGCGGGGCGGCGCTGCGGATGCTCGGCGCGGCCGCGGCGATGACGGCGGGCGCCTTCAGGCGCGACTCCATCGCGGTGCGCTCGGAGGCGATGGCCTCCTCAACGTCGTTGATCTGCTCGAGGATCTCGAGCTGGCGCTCGTCCGCTGCGTTCGGGTATTCCGCGCGAAGCTCAACGAGTCGCGCCCGGTTTTCCTTCAGTCCCATCTTGTGCTCCTTGCGGACCTCGGCGTAGGTGCCGGGATAGGCCGCGTTCTCGACCAGGCTGACTTCGTGCAGTCGCGCACGGGTCACCGTTCGGGAGGTCGCGCCCTCCCAGGCGTCGGCTTCAACGACGAAGCCAATGCTCATTTCCGCCACCACGCCGCGGCGCACGAGGTCGCGGATCTCGTCCGCGCGGGCGCCGGCGCCGAGGTCCGCCTCGAAGGCGACCCCCTTGGCGTCCTCGGTGATGACGAGGGTGCCGCTCTTGGTGTTGGCGAGCGGGTCCGTGTGGTCGTGCATCCACCAGAGCGACACGGAGCCGTCCGGCTTCAGCGCCCCGCGCTTGATGCGCTCGCGGAACGTGCGGCCGCGCTCCGAGATGGGCAGCGACCACGAGTCGAACAGGGCCGCGTAGCCCTTGATCTTGCCGTCCTCGCTCGGTGACAGCTGGGCGCGAATCTCACGCATTGGGGTCGGCTCCGTCCTGCTGGTCCTGCTGCGGCGTCACGCCCGAGATCACGGGCGCGGGGATGTCCATGCCGTCGACGGGGGCGAAGCCCAGCCGGCGGCGAACGTCGTTGGGCGCCAGGGCGCCGACCTGAAGCAGCTGCGCGTAGGCGCGGCCGGCGGTGCGGAAGTCGCCCTGCGTGATCGGCGAGAAGTCGAGCCCGATGCGGACGCCGGGCGCGGCGAGCTTGCTGGTGATCTCTGCCATCCACGAGGCGGCCCACGAGGACAGCGCGTTGGCGTAGAACTGCGCGATCTCCGGCTGCGTCCTCGCGTCGGAGCCGTCGAGCATGGCGGCCGGGACGCCGAACAGCGAGGCGACCTCGCGGACGCCGGCGGCGCGAGCGGCCATCACGTCCGCCGCCATCGTGGCGCTGACCTGGTCGACCTCCATGCCCTCGCCGACGAAGATCGGGAGCGCCGCGCCGGCCGGCTTCATGTGGCGGTTGGCGAATGCCGTGCGGATGGCGTCGAGCGTCTCGGGCTTGATGGCGCCCGGGTGGCGGAAAACCAGCTTCCCGATATTCCCCGCGGCGGTATTCGCTGCGTAAGCGTTCTCGAGCTGCGCGAGCGCGGTCAGAGTCGTGGACGCCGCGGCGAGCGGCGACGTACCCCAGTACGGGTTCCCCGGCGTCGGCAGCGCCTTCCAATGGACGCAGTAGCCGTAGTCGAACGGCACCTGTCGGTACTTCCACGTGATGCTGCCGTCGACCTCTTGGCTGAAGCTCACGTCGGCGGTAGCGACCGGACGCAGGGACACCGGCTGGCCGGCGCCGTCCACGATCACCACCGCGAAGGCGTTGCCCGTCGACAGGCATTCGGCGACCATCCAGCGCCGCAGATCAGGCCCGGTGAGGAACTGGCCCCAAGCTTGACCAGTTAGCAGCTCCAGGACAGCGGGTTCCTGCACCGGGTTGCCGTCGGAATCGGTCGCGACCACGGGGCAGCGGGCGATGTCCGACGCGATGGTGTGGATGCATCGCTGGACCGCGGGCAGCCCGTCGATGGTCGTGCTGTACCAATTGACAGGCGTTTCCCACGTGATCGTGGGAGACGTCCGCCGGAACAGCGAGGACCAGAAGCCCATTGGGCGAATTTGCCCACGCTGCGGCAGGGACTTCAATGCTCACGATGGAAGTGCCGCGGAGATTCCTAGATCACGATGCGCGTCGGGTCCGTGCCGTAGGCGGTCGGGTTGAGCATCTCGCGGTCCTGCATCGCCTTGATCGCCATGAGGCAGGCGATGAGCGGGTCGTTGTTGGACTTGTCCCGGCGCTTCGTGATCGTCACGAGGTTGGACTTCCCGCCCTCCGGCTTGCTCTGCTCGATGGCAGACCGCAGCACCGGGTCCGGTGCGAACCGGATGCGCTTCGCCCGGACGTACTCCTGCCACATGCTCCACGCCGAGCCCATGTACTGGACGTTCTGCGGAGCCCTGCTGACCATCCAGCCGTGATCCCGCTCCCACGCCTGGATGCGGGTCGCTTGCCCTGCCGCCGGGTCGCAGACGATCCACTTCAGGTCCACGATTCGGGCGATCTGGGCGACCGTCTCGCGCACCTCGGCGAGGTTGATCGTCTGCCCGGACGCCCGCAGCAGCCCCTCCGACGCCCACGAGCGGAGCGGCATCTTGGTGCGGATCTCGTCGGCCGCCATGTCGCGCCCGGCCCACCAATGCCAGCTCCTCGAATTCAGCCGGTTGCCGTCCCAGATCGCGAGGTTCAGGCTGGTCAGGTCGCACGTCGAGCCCGAGTAGCCGCCGATGGAGAAGTCGATCCCCACGATGGCCGGCAGACCGCGCATCGACTCGAGCTCCCACGGCTCCACGCATGCGTCGAAGTACTCGATGGGCAGCGCCGCCTGTAGGTCCGCCACGAACGTCGCGAGGTACTGCGTGTAGAACTCCTCGCGCTTCGCCGGGTCTGCGCCCGTCGCCCAATGCGCCCGCTCCGCGTAGCCGGCCTCGAAGGCGCTCACGCCGAGGCCCGGATTCGCCTTCGCCCACGTCGCCGGGTCGGCCGGATCGTCGCCATCGTCGGCCTGAAACAGCACCCCGAGCATGCCCATCGGGAGCGGCTTGCCCTGGTCGAGCGCCTCCTCCACGTCGCGGACGTGCCAGCCGTAGGGGTTCACGTACTGGTCCACGTCCGGCGTGGTCACGATCAGCGCCTGGGACCACGGCACCTTTACCATCGAGGAGAGCGCCCGGTTGAACGTGTTGTCCATGCGGGCGGCCTCGTCCAGGATGATCAGCGTCGGCGTGATTCCGTCCGCGTTCTGCGGCGTCGACGCGCAGCACTTGATCGTCCCCGCCGGCGCGGCGATGACGGTCGGCCGGTTGGAATTCTTGCCCGTCATCTTCCAGACCTTGGCCTTCACGTGGGCGATGTCATCGAGGCGGTCGGCGACCTCCTTCGCCTTCTCTGCCATCGTCGCGAGGACCACCACCTCGGCCCGCACCTTGCCGTCCTTCTCGGCCCGCTCGAGCGTCCAGCCGGCGAGCGCGGACGCGATCTGGGTCTTCCCCGCGCCGCGCGGCACCTGTAGGACCAGCTGCTTCGTCATCGGCAGCCCGTCCGGCGAGCGCCGCGCCACGAACATGGCGAGCACCCAGATCGCCCACGGCTGCAATTCCATCGGCCCGCGGGCGGTGACGAGCTGCTTCGACCACTCCACGAGGCTTTCCAGCCGCTCGCCGTCCCACACGACGCCCGATCCCGGTCGCCGCTCCTCGAGGTAGCGCCGCGCCATCTCGCGCACACGCCTGGACACATTGCCGGAGGTCGCCTCGGTCGCGTAGGAGTCGGCGACCGACAGCAAATCGCTGCGGGCGCGTGACTTGCGTATGTTGGTACGAACCGGACTCGTGCGGCGGTACTCTCGCTTCGGCGAGGCCGGGGGGGCCATGCCGGGGGGGATGTCCCCCTGTAAATCCTTACCGGACGCAGCCTTACGCGCCTTCGCCATGACGTTCCACCTGTTCGTGGCATGCCCTGCACACGCAGAGAAGGAACCGAGGGTCCAGCCGGTGCAGCTCGGACTCGCGCCACTTCACGACATGGTGGACCTCGGTGGATGGTCGCACGTTGCACACTTGGCAGATCGGATGGTTAGCCCGCAGCGTCTTGGACAGGCGCTGCATGGCGCTCTTGCCCTTGCCGCTGTGGGCCGTCCTCGCCTCCTTGCGTGGCTTCTCTGCTCCCTTGCAGGATGGCTCACTCCGCATCGATGATCTTCAGGTACGGGGCGAGAAGGGCCGCGAGCTTGTCATCGTCGCAGTACCGCCAGACGGCGATCCACTCGCACCTGTCCTGCCGCATCACCACGAGCGGGACCGCCTCCCCTGCCGAGTCGCGCTCGGCCTGTCGCATGAAGTCGGAGACGAGGTTGTGGTAGCCGACCACCTCCGGCGGACGCATGCGCCCGAGGGTCGGCTGCAACACGTGCAGCCGGCACATGTACAGGTCATCCCTCGTGAGGACCAGATGGTTGTTCCTCGTCCACATGGTCGGCCGTGCAAGCCCCTTCCCGTAGCCCTTCACCTCGACATGGACGCCCATGTAGGGCGCCTTGGGCGCCCAGATGTCCGCTGTGCCGTTTCCCCACCGCTGGGCCGTCCGCTCCCACGCGACGGTCGTAAGCCCCGTGAGAGCCTCGGCGGCCTCACGCTCGATCCTCGCGCCCTTGGCGCGGCTGTTCACCTTGTTCATCGCCTGTCCTCCACGATGCTGTGCTGTCCGTCCCTGACGATCACGCCGCCGCCCCGTTCGCGCATCCGGTGATAGAAGTCGGTGTCCCAGCCACCGCCGGCGCGACCGATGCGGTAGCGGAGGTCGTTCATCTCGTCCTGGACGGCCCAATAGACCGTCCATCGCTGCCGGATCAGCTTGTGCGCCTCGTCGATCTCGAGGCGAATGCCGGCTTGCTTCGCCTTTGCCGCCTCGAGTTCGGCCCGAAGCCGCTGAAGAATTTCCCCCGCGCCCGGAATTCCGGGACCGGGCGCGGGGGTCGGAGCGACGTGCTCCTGGTGTTCGTCGCCGGGATCGTTCACTTGTCGTCCTCCTGCGGGAAGCAGTCCCAACCGTGGTTCTTCGCAATATCAAACGCATCAGGTTGCACATCGCGGGATACCCGCCCGCAATACATCCGCCTCGCCTCGTCGCGCTCGGCGGTGAGGCGTTCGATGGCGTCGGCGGCGGCTCCGCAGTCAAGGTTCCACGGAGTCGGATTGTCGTTGCGAGTCTTGCTCCAGAATCGCATTCGCTCGACGATGTCCTCGCTCATGCCGCCACCCCCCTGATCTTGTGCAGGACCACCGCCCGAACGTCGCGGGCGCCCTCGAGGCTGTTCACGATGCGCTGAAGCGTGTCGTATGGCGCGTTGCCGGTACGCGCCCAGTTCAGGCACAGCAGCCGCCACGCCGGCGGGATGTCCTCCCTCGCGAGGCCGTGCTGCTCCATGACCCGCGAGCAGACCCGGCGCTGTGCGTCGATGTCGGCTCGAGGATCGCGGGCTCGGATCCTCTGGACCAGCTCATCGAAACCCTCCCGCCCCCCCGCTGCGGCGTCAGCCGCGCCGGGGTTAGGTTGTGAGTTAGTTCTATAGTTAGGATCCCTGTCGCTGCGCGCTACAGCACCTGTAGCCGTGGGCGACACCACCTGTAGCCGTGGGCTACAGGTACCTGTAGCCGTGAGCGACAGGTCGAGCGTGTAGGTGAGAGCCTTGCCGGATCCCTTCGACTGCACGACCGCCTTCTTCCGGAGCGAATGGAGCGCCCGGTTAACGGTGGTTCGATGGAGCCTCGTCTTCGCCGCGAGCGCCGCCTGGGACGGGAAGATCCGGTCCCCGTAGTCGGCGAGCGCCAGGAGCACCAGCAGCTCTTCAGAGGTCAGGCAAGGCGCCAAGCGCCAGACGTCACTCGGTAGGTGCTTGGCCATCCGTGGCCTCCTTTCTGCGCGACCGCGGGTCCCTGACAACCTTGATCCGGCCGACCGACCTGACGTGCCGCATCAGACGCTCGAGCGCAACGAACTGGAGGTCCGGGTCCGTGCTGCCGTCCGACTTCCATTGGCAAACGAGGGTCCAGGAGTTGTCTGGCTCCGTCCTCATCTCCCACGTTGGACCCCAGACCTCGACGTACTTGTCCTTTCGCATTAGAACGGCACCTCCGCGGGATCGACCGCCTCCCACACGTCCTCGACCAGGACGCCGTCCTTCCACGCCTTCAGCGACAGGACCACCGACTTGCCGCGGATCGCGTCATCGGACTGCTCCTTGAAGCTCGTGAACCACTCGACGCCGCCCTCGTCCTGCTCGAGGCCGATGCGCCAGTACGCCTTCCCGGCCTTGCTCACCTTCGCCTCGACGCCCGCACAAACGCCGCGAGCCTCGCGTAGGGCGCCGGAGTCGCCTTTGGGCGCGTCGGGAGCCCTCGATGGTGCCGGGAGCCTCTTGGACGGCGCGGGCGCCTCCTGACGGCTTTCCGACGCGTCCTCGGGCATTTCCTCGGCGAACGACTGCTCGACGCCGACGAGCGCGAACGCGTAGCCCATCACGCCCTTCAGGGCGCGGCCCGTCGCCCGCGTCTGCGCCATGCCCTGCCGAGCGAACTGCGGCCGCGTGTTCCACGGACGCTCGTCATCGAACACGCATGCGACGCCCTGCCCGACCGTCCTGCCCGACGCCATGTCGTACACGGCGACCGTCGCCTTCCAGCAGCCAGGGATCGGCCCGTCGCCCGGGACATACACCAGTTCCGTCGTACCGGTGGTGTAGCCCAGACCCGAGCCGATCACCTGACAGCCGGCGACCGTGAGGTAGTCCTTGTCCTTGATCTTCGTGACGTACTGCCGGCGGACAATCGCGCCGATGGCCTTGACCATCTCGACGTTCGCCATCACGCGCTGGGTCGGCGTCACGACCGCCAGCTGCGTTCCCTGATCCCGAAGTGCCAATGCGGTTTCCATCGCTGCGTCTCCGCGCGATGGTCCGGGTAACGCCCGAAAGTGCCCTAGAGTCTGGCTGTTCTGTTAAACAGCACCGTACCAGCACCTTCTCCAAGCGTTCACCGCGCACAACCATCGCGCCGCGCATCTTATCGACTTTCCGCCGAACTTCGATCAAATTTCCCTTGTCGGTAACAGATTCACGGTTTGCCGTTACCCGACGCAGCGCGAATCGCTTATTGGAACCGATGCGGACGCGCCAATCCCATCCCCCGCGACCGATGTCGCAAGTCACGTGCCAGACTCCCTTTGGGTCGGAATCACGGCGCACCATCCACCACGTCTGGCGCTGCGCGTCGATTCGACTGATGGCCCGGCCCACCGATCTATCCATCCCCGGAGTGTACCTTTGGTGGAACTTCCGGAGAATCCTTTGAGAGAGCCTTTCGCCCTGTTCGCTTGCGTCGGAATCCCGGTACTGGGATTTGTCCTCATCGCGCTCTTGGTGTGGAAATTCACCCGGAGCGCTGTCCGGTCAGGCGTCCAACAGGCAAACGCCCGGACTACGCCTGTGCCGCCGCCGGTGCCGCCGCAGCCTTCGCAGCCGCTTCCGCCTTCCGACGAGCACATCCGCCGCATTGTCCGCGAGGAGCTGAAGTCGCTCCTAGCCGCACGAGCAGCCGCGAAAGCCAAGCCGGGGTCCAGCGGTTGAGCCACGCCTGGCGCCGCTTGCAGCCGGCGCATGGCTTGATGCCCGCCTTGGTGGTGGCGGACGCGATGGCGTCGCCGAGTCCGGGACGCGCCGTGCTCGGCGCCGGCGGCGCGATGCCGTTGCTGCGGTCCGGGAGCGCCGACATCACCTTGTGAAAGTCGGACACGTCGACAAGCTTCATCTGCCCGTTGGGCATCTTCCACCAGAACTGCTTCACCTCGGTCATGCTGTCACCTCGAATCGGATGTCGGTCAGGCCAATGCGCTGGAGCTCCTGCTCCCACTCCGTGTTCGGCGCACACTTCAGGAGATGGGCGCACGTCTTGCTGTTGCAGGAGGTCCAGTTCAGGTCGCCGCACGGGCCGTAGCCGACGATGTCGTAGCGGCCGAGCGCCATCTTGCACGTGGCGTATCCGGACATGGCCGGGTTCCGCGCCTTGCGGAAGATCACCGTCTCCTGGAACTGGCACGTGCAGCACTTGGTGTCGCACAGCAGCCCCGTGAACTGGTTGCCAGCGTCGCACGACGATCCGGGCGGCACGGTCGACGTGTCGCCCACGAGCGACTGACACAGCGCGGCGATGGCCTCCGGGTCGTTCGGGTCGATGTACGCGAGCTCGCCGTCGCCCACGACGTTCGTCTGGTGCCGGATGCTCGAGCCGAAGAACGTGACGGACACGTAGGAGTACTGGTCCGTGTCGCAGGGGCATTGGTCGCCGCAAGCGAGGATGCCGCCGAAGTCGCTGCCGGAGGCGCACGGCACGGCCCAGTTGATCCGGGCGTACAGCACCGATTTCAGCGTCCCGCTTGGGTCGCAGTCGAGGTTCTCCTCCTCGGACAGGAGCCACGTCGGGAACACGCCGACGCATTGGCACATGCATCCATTGTCCGGCGTGACGCCGCACGGGGGCGGCGAGAAGTCGCAGTCGTGCGGCCAGCCGTAATGCCCCGCCTCGGTCGGCCACGGAAGCGTCCATGATCCGGGCGCGTTGCACTTGGCGAGGCTGCCGATGGTTTGGTTCTGGATCTCACCGGACAGCGTCCCGCACGGCACCTCGGAGTATCCGGCAGGGACGCGCACCAGGTCAAACGCGCACGACACGGACCCGAGCCACGGGCATGGCGGCTCCGTCGGCACATCGCAGGGATCGTTGGTCGGTTCGCGGAAGGTGAGATACCAGTAGTCCGGATGGCCGTACCGGCAGCCGTCCGTTCGGACCAGCGGCTCGGCGCCGACGCACTCGACCCACGGCCAATGGCGGCCCGGCGGCTTCTGGCACATGCCGCCCATGCAGGGACACGTCCTGCCGTTCGCGCCTGGCAGACTTCCGGTCGGGTCGCAGGGGGTGCATCCGCCGCACGGCACCTCGCCCCAATCGGCGCAGTTCTCGTTGTCGCAGAACAGCTCGTGCGCGATGTAATCGTCGCAGCTGGCCTTCCGCATGGAGATGCCGACCCACACCGTGAACGGGCGAAGGCCGACAGCCGCGCAGTCCTCGCGGACGGCGGAACAGTCTGCGGATCCGCAGTCGTTGCAGCAGCAGCGTCGGATCGTCACTTCGCGTTCTTCCGGCACCACCAGAAGCCGACCCACGCACCGGCGGCGAGGATGGCGGCGATGAGGATGAGCGTCGAGGCGAAGTTACTTTCGGCGAGCATGGGCGACCTTTCGGGGATGCTTGGTGCGGAACGTCGCGCCGAGCGAGCAGCCGGCGGCGAACGCGGCGGTGACGGTCACGATGATCCAGAGGATCAGGGTCTGGTCTTGGTTCATGCGCGGATCACTTTTTGAGTCGGTAGACGATGGCAGCGACCGCCGCGAGGCCGACGGCCGCCGAGATGAACTGCATGGTCACCCACACCGGGCTCTGTTCATCGGAGACATAGGCGACGCTCTGATGCACGGCTGCCGCGCTCTGCTCGATCTCCGCCAGCTCGAGCTGCGCCGCCTCGAGGTGGCCTCGAGCGCGAACGGCCGACGCGCGGACATCGTTCGCCTCGCGAGCGATGGTCGCGGTCGCCGAAGCGCAGCCGGTGAGCAGGAGGACGGCGGCGACGCGCTTCATGCGATTAGGGCAAGAATGATGCGCTCGGCGACTTCGCGATATCCGTCCGTGGTGCTTCCGGTTCCTCCTGATAGATGCACGTCGCCAGTTGTCCCAGTTTGGTACAGGTACGGCGGTCCGATGAGCTCCGAGTATGTAATCACCGATGGCATATCAACGACCGTGAGATTTGGGAGCGAGTAGGACCACTCCTTGGCCTTGGCGCGGACCGATGCGAGGTTTGCGCTGCCGTTGCTTGTGTCTGCGGAGTTTCTCTGTACACCGACAAACGACAGCATGGCAAGGTTGTCGAGCGAGTAGCCGAGCGCCGACCACGCCGTTCTGTATTCGTTCCAGATAGCCGAATGCGCCTCCGTCCAGCTTGTCGGCGTATCTGCTCCGTTAATTCCGCTGTGAACGACCAGCAGCACCCTGCCGCTGCCACCGGCGGATACCTGCCGTTCGTAGAGCTCTTGCAGTTGCAGCTTCAGCGCAGTCTGTCCGATCCGGGTTACGACGTTGCCGATTCGAGTGCTGTCATAGCCAGCCTGGTACCCGTGACTCGTCACCGACCATCCCTTGCGCTTGCAGTAGATGGTGTGCGAATAAATGGCGCAGGGACCAACTGCGCCTCCTGCGCCGCCGCTCCACGATGCGTGCATGTATTCGGTCGGCGAGGTGACGCTAAACGAGTACTCGTACGTGCCGAAAGAATTGGCCGCGCCCTGCGTACTCTGCACCGAACCGCTCGCGTATACCGGTCCACCGTCGTAGGCACGCGCACGCGCCTGAAACGATCCTCCGGATGCCGTGAATGTCCCGTAGCGGACCCTATGCCACAGCGTCAGGCTGGTGCTGTTGAGCGGGTGCGCTGTGGACATTTCGACAGCGTTGAAGTTTTGCGAGTACGAGCCGCTGGCGATGTACGCCCAATCTTGCTTTGCCGGCGGCGTGGCAGTCACAGATCCGTACTGAACCCACGGACACGTCTGGAGCCTGTGTGTGCCGCTGCCGGCGCTCGTGGTGTTGATTGCCGTGCCGCCCGTGGACAATGCGACTGTGAAGGTGCTAGAGGAAAGCACCGACGCGACATAGTAGGTCGTTCCGGAAGTCAAGCCGGTCGGCAACGATCCGGAGGTGCTGAAGAACACGGGTTCACCTTGGGTCAAACCGTGGTTCGCCAGCGTCACCACGCCGGGGCTCGCCTGGGAGATCGTGACATTGGATACTCTGCCAGCCGTCCACCCCGAATAGGCCGTCGATCCGCCGTTCAGGTTTCCGCTCGTCAGGTTTCCAGTAGGCGAGTACAGGAATGCGCTGGCGTTCCATCCGCCCAGCGCGTAGGACGCGGGCGACCACTGCGTCATCGCGGGATAGATCGGTAGCCCGTAGCACGGGTAGCCAGATTCGTGCAAAGCCTGGCTGAACCCGTTGTGATAGCCGTAGAAGCCGCTGACCGCAGAGCCGGTGTTGCTGTCGCCGATGATGACGATGTCTAGGCTATCTGCGCCAGTGGACAGGTCGCGCATGAACTCGTTCGCTCTTGCTGACCCATAGAGCTGCGGTCCAGAGTTTCCGCTAGCCGGCCAGAAGCTGTTGATGACTTTCATTCTGCTCATGTTCCGCACCTAGTTGGGTTGGGGGCGTCGAACCAGTACAGGACCGCGCCGACGCTGTCGTAGTCCGCATGCATCTCGACGTAGCCGGCCAGGCTGGTCGTGACCCACGCGCCGGCGACGTAACTGCTCCCGACCGGGCCGATGCTTGTGCCGGTCGGCAAAGGGCTGCCGTCGACGGTCGTGGCGCTGTTCCGAGTCTCGCGGATGTTGACGGCGAGCGTCCCGGCGCCGAAGGTCCCCGTCAGCAGCTGCACCGGGTTCCGAGCGGCGTTGTAGGTGAACGGCTCGAAGGTGTATTCCCACCTGTTCGGAGCGAGCAGAGTCGCTGCGGTGATCTTGGCGAGCCACCGCTCCGGCGTGGACGCCTTCGCGAGCTGCTCCTGCGCCCAGCGGATGCCCTCGGCGTTGTTCGCGACCATCTCGGCCGAGTCCGTCCACGTGTTGCAGACGAATCGGTTGGCCTTGCCGAATAGGCCGTTCTCGAAGATGGGGCGCTGGAAGCTCACAGGTTGGTCTGTCCCTGCCAGCGCGGCTTCGGGTTGCGGAGCGCGTCCTTTAGCCCGGTCTGCCAATCGAAGAGATCCCAGAAGTCGGTACGCACCGGGTACGGCTGGTACCAGGCAACGTGCGCCGCGGACTGCGTCGGGATCGCCGGGCTCGAGCCCCACGTCGGGCCGGTGGCGAGCAGCGGCTTGCCGGCGGTGTTCGGCGCCGGGCGCTGCTCGAGGTGCTGCCAATCGTCGGCGAGGAATCGGTGAGAGATCACGAGCCACTCGTCCGGCGACTCGTTGGCGGTCCATCCGAGGTAGGCGACGTAGCCCTCCGGCCATCCGAGGAACTGGACGCTGTTTCGGCTCGCGGAGTAGACGGAGGTCCACTCGCTCGGCGGGTCGTGGCTTGCTGCGGCGCCGGCGAGCGCGTCCGCGGCAAGCTGGTACGAACGATCCCAGAGCATGTCGACCTGGATCTGCTGCTGCGCGATCTTGACCTGTAGCGGCTGGAGGTTGGCGTCAACGCTCGTGCCACCGATCCACGCCGTCGGCGGGTATGGCATGTCGCCATTGGCCGGAACGCCGGAAAAGATCGCCGCCCCGCCCTTGAACATGGGAGCCGTCCGGAAGGTCGTGGTCCGCGTCAGGTTGAACCACGGGCGCAGCACGTTCCGCGGCCGCCGGCTCGACCACGTGACGCGGATGTTCCACGCGTTCGGAGACTGCGTAACCGGCGAGATGTCGACAGAGCGGCATACGAACTGCTGCAAAGATGCAAAGGTCGGCGGGAAGGTTGTCTCTGCCGGCACGGCGTACCGCTGCCCCTGCTTCGGCACGAGCGCGTCGTTCATCACCTCCCAGACGGTCTTCGGCGGCGTGGCGTCGTTGACGTAGGTCATCGACTGCGTCCACCGGATCTCCTCGCCGGGAGTACCCATCTGGACCGAGTCGTTCTCGGGCCGGTAGATCAGCTTCGCCGCCATGTCAGTCTCCTCCCAGCTTGTGCATGAGCGCGTCGTAGATGGCGCCAGTCATAGTCAGCAGCGCACCTCCGCTACCGCCGGGAATCATGCTCGCGGCTGCTCCGGTTGCCGTATCAGCGATCGTCTCCACCGGGTTGTCCAGGAGCGCGTGGACGTACTCCGCGAGCTCGCCAAACGCGACGAGCGCCTCGGCAGTAATGGTGGAAAGCGCCATGCCGAACTCGGCGACCAGCATCATCGCCTCGCCGATCTTGTCACGGTTGTCGATCAGGTACTGCGTCAGCTCCTTCAGGTGCGCCGCAGCCGTCTGGTCGATCAGCGCCGTAATCGGACCGAACGCTTCTCCAAGTGCCTGTCCGCTTTGCTGCTGTGCGATGGACAGGTCGTTGGATGCAGCCATGCCCTCCGGGCTGTAAGTGCGTCCGAGCTCGCCGAGCCGGTTGAGCTCCTGCATCACGCCCTGCGACAGGCCGCTGAAAAGGTTTGAGAGCGCACCGGCCACGGCAAAGCTGCGAATGTCCTGGACGCCCTTCTGGAGCCGCTCAAGATCCTTGAGCGCCCGGTTGATGCCGACCGAGACGCCGGAGGCGTCGGCGGTCAGCGTCAGCACGGCCTTCATGTTGGTGTTAGCCACGCGCCACCGCCCTCATAAAGGTTTCAATGCCGGCCCGGCGCCACGGGCAGACATGGTGCGCCGGCTGCCCGGTCACGGAGCATGCGACCACCGTCAGCAAGTACTCGACTCGCTCGAGCGTGGTGAGCTCCTTGGACAGGGCAAGGTCGGCGTCCATGCTCGGGTTCAGCCTCCAGAGCCGCCGCTCGGCGGCTGTGTAGGGCGGGCTCGCATGACCTCGCCGGCGAGCTGGTTCGCAGCCGCGACCGGAAGATCGAGCAGTTCGTCCCGCGTCATCGGCTCGCCGCCGACGTGCCGGACGGCCTTGTGGAACCACGCCGGATCGGCGGTGTCGATGCCGACCGTGTCGCGCAAGGTCACCGCGCGGACCTCGACGGCTCCGACGCCGTCAAGGTCCACGCGGCGCCAGGATGGAGCTGGGGTAGTCATTAGACGATTGCCACCGTCTCGGTGAAGGTGATCGAGTAGATAGCGGCGTCATCTGCTGCATGGGTCTGGTCGGCGCCTGTGATAATCACGTTCATCGTTACGCCTCCACCGGAGCTGTCAGTAAAGACGAGCTGCGCCGGCGTCGCTAGGTTTGGCGTCTCAATGATGGCCGCTACTCCGTTGGTTCCGGAGCCGATGTATGCCTCGCATGAGCCGCCGCGCTTGACTCGGCCCGGACCGGAGTACATGCGGGCGTCTCCGTGCGCGGTGATGTCGAACTCGCTCGCCTGTCGGGTGATCTGCACGTTCCGGACCTTGACGGTCGCGCCGCCGATGGTGAGGCTTCCGCCCCATCCTGTCATTGCTGATGGCATCAGGTGTCCTCCGTAAACTGGAATTCCACGGACAGCGTCACGACGCGCTCCGCGTCGGCCTGTCCATCGTCTGGGTTTGCTCGCGACATCGCGGCCTCCGCCGCGGTCAGGACGAACGTGTAGCCGGACTCGGTCCACTTGCCGTCGATGCCGAGTCGCACCGCCATCGCGAGCGCCCACGCCGACAGGACCGAATCCGCCACGCAGTCGATCTTCACGGACATGGTTCCGTGTCCGGGGGTGGTTCCGGACATGTCCAGCGACCACGCGCAGTTCGTCACCTCGTACACCACCGCGGGCGTCGGGTCATCCTGCCGCCGGAGCTCCGGGGACACCGGCACCGCCGTCGACGCGTCGAGCTTGTCGAAGAGCGCCTCGATGAGGCTGGTGGCGGGCATCAGCGGGCTCCCTTCAGGACATGGTCGACCATCATGTCGCGAGCCCGCGTGGCGAGCAGCTGGGCGGATCGGGAGGCGATTGGCCTTGAGATGCGGCGCCCGGCAACGCTGCGGCCGCCGGATGCCCTGGCCGACTTGCGTCGGCGGTTGCGGTCACGCCACGCGGCGTTCTCGAGCTTCTCCTTGTCACCGTGCTCGGACAGGTACCGCTGCCGGATGGCGCGATACCGCTGCGAGATATCCGCTCGCCCGGCCTTGGTCTTTGCAAGTTCCCGAACGTCGCCAACGGCCTCGCGGAAGTACGCCTCGCGGAACGCCTTGGCCTCGCGCACCTCGGCAGGAGCCGGACGGTAGGTCGCGTTCTTGCCGTAGTGCCGAAATCCGTTCTCGAGGATGTGCCAGACCTTCGCGTAGCTGCCGCGCCTGTAGTTCGTGCCGATCTGGAGCGTGGCAGTCCCCTTGCGGTCGCCCTTCTTCCAGACGATCACCGTCGCCTGTTGCGCCGCGGCCACGACGCGCGTGACCTTTCCGCGCCGACGCTTCGCACCGCGCCAGCCGGCCTTCAGCTCGTCCACGACAGGCTTCGCGGCCTTGCGGAGGACGCGGCGGAACACGTTGGCCCGGCTGCGCTCGGACATCTCGCGGAGGCGCTGCTTGACGCGCTGGGCATTGACGAATGCCTTGATCATGCCGGCTCCGGATTCCCGTAGGGGCCGGGTGCGTCGATGGCTGCCCCCGTGATTCGGAGGCGGCGGCGCTTGCCGCCCTCTGGATCGACCACGCCGAGGATGTTGTAGACCGCGTTGTTCGCGACATCCACGAGCCGTCC